AGTTTATCGACTTTTTGTATTGCAGAGATAAAATCCTCGTTCCATTTGATCTCGCCCGTCTTTTCATCCAGCTTCACAATGCTGTCTGTAATGTCCTGAATAATGGCTTTTGTTTTCTGAAAGCCGGTGTCAAGACCACGGCCCATAGCCTGGCTGAGAGCGTCCTTTAAGTTGGAGAGACGGACGGAGAAGTTGCCTGCCGCTGTTGAGGCGCCCATAGAGGCCCCTTCCAGCGCCTTCATGACGGATTCATATAGTTTGCCTGAGGCGGCCAATGAGCGTATTTTTTCGTTAGTAAGGCCTGCCTGCTCCAGAAGGGGTTGTAATATTGTAGTTCTGGGAGTCATGCTGCCGCTTAGAATGCTCCGAACCTCCTCACCCAGCATATCAAGCGGCACGCGCATGGCCGTGGCTGCCTGGGTTACCGCTACGGTAAATTTTACGACCTGCCTGTCGTCAAATGCGGCCCGTGCGGCCGGGACATACGCCTGGCTGAAGGCTTTTGTAAGCTGCTCGTATGTTGCGGCCGTTGAAAGTCCGGCGATACGAAGGCGATTCTGCACATCCTCACTCGCGGCAAGAGCGGACCGGAAGGAATCCTGCCCTGTGAGGGTTTTGCCGAGGGCGTCTTTATAGCTGTTCATCGAATACAGAAGCGTGGCGATACCGCTCCGGGTATCTTCTATGGTCGTGTTGAATTTATAACCCTCGGAAATTGCTTTGGCAAAAAGGCCTGTCCCGACAATGCCTGCAACCATGTTGCGCAATGATGCGCCGGCACGCTGCGCTGACCCGTTTAATGATGCCATCGTGCTCTCATAGCCTTTCAGGGCATTCCGGACGCCTTCGATGGCGCCGGTTGCAGCGTTTTTTGCGCTGATTATAATTTCAACCTTGTTTTCGGCCATTATCCGTGTTATCTCTCTTTGTCATTGCCACTAAGTCACGAAGTCACTAAGAAAAAACAATTTTCCCCTTTGTGCCTTTGTGCCTCTGCCCCTTTGCCCCTTGCTCCTTTGTGTCTTTGTGCCTTCGTGGCAGATCAATTAATCACACAATCTGAGGAGGCGAATTATGTATTATCTTTTGACGTTTCCTTTTTACGTCCTGTTTTTCTTCTTCATGGTTTATGCCGCACTCGAATATCTGCCGCTGATCATGACGATCGTTTTTATCGGTCTTCTTGCGATGCTTTTTCCTCGATCTTTCGGTCGCAGTTAGCGCAGTCGTCTTTTTTCGCCGCCCTGCATGCCTTACAGTACCTGTCTTTCGCTGATCCCCGACCCCCGACCCCCGACCCCCGACCCCCAAAGAGGACATCCACCCATTGATACCTCTGGCGCATTACCTCTTTTGCCCACGCCTGAGCGTCAGCCAGGGTCACTGTCCAGGCGATTTCGTCCCGCTTTGTGATATCTCCGTTTCCGAGGACAATGCAGCGTTCGGTGCGCCAGTCTGTTTCGCCGTCTCCGGAATCTTGAGAGCCTGGCCGCCGATCCGCTCTATTATGCCCGTCAGTTTTTCCAAAACGGAGGAGATCGGGTTGATTAAAAAAAAATCATCGGTGATCTCCAGAGTTTGTTCCGGTGTGACCTCAAACTCGATTTCATCGGCAAGCTCCGGGATATCTTTACCCCGGAGAGACTTGCCTTTTTCAGCCAGGACTATCGCCAGCGCGAGAGGCAGTTTGTCGCCCAGGATAGTCACCAGCCCCAGTGCGTCAATATCGCCCGGTATCTCGACATCTTTTAAAAGATCCAGAAGCTGCTTGACCTGGCCTAATACCAGGGGTTTCTGCGTGTACGTTTTGTCGCCGATTACATATGTTTTTTCCATTCTTCCTCCCGCTTGAACCGTTTGAACTGTTTGAACGGCTTGAACCGCTTTGTGCCTTTGGCCTCTGCCCCTTTGCCCCTTGCTCTTACCAAGTCGCTATCGGGCTCAAAAGTACCGCCCTCAAAGCCGATGCGTCCGCGTCGTCGTTGTAATATGCCTCGAATCCCAGCTCTACCAGAAGCCCTTTCGGACCGGTTACGACCGGGCTCATGGGCTTGAATATCAGCTCGTCCATGTAAAAGCTGAGCTTCTCGTTCCCGGCGCTCGCTCCTGTGCCTGCGCCCTTTGTAAAATGCAGCCAGAGGGATGTTTCTGTGTGTGCGATTGCGAGATCGTAAAGCGTTACGCTGTCGAAAAGGCAGTTGATTTTGCCCGTAACCTTCGCAGCCCCTTCACGCATGGAATAACGCTGTCCCGTGCCGTCCACCACGTAGGTGTCGCCATCGAGGCCGTTATCGAGGGCAAACTCTATATCGGTCACTGTACCGAGCGATGCTCCGCCCTGCAGCACCGAGCCCTCGATCCCGTCGAACGGCGTATGCCCGTTGTCGGTCGCTGTGGCGTCATGCGTGGCCGCGCCTTCGGTCTCCTTTGCGCCCAAAATAGACACCGAGCAGGGGATAAACCCTTCGCCTTTTGCGGACAGTTTGAACTGGTTGATCTTGCAGCCGTTATACTGAAAATATTTTGCCGACGCCAGATCGGTAAACTGTTTCTCAATCATCATGCCCACGGGAAGAGCGCCGATTTTATACGTATGGGTATAAGGCGCGGCGGCGCCGGTTGTAGTCAGTGACCCCAAAATATGCTTGAGCAGCCTCCCGTACTGTGGAGACAACTCAAAATTGATGTCTCCGGCCACGTTCACGTTTCCACGGGCAGGGGCCTGCGGCTGGCGGCTCGTCCGGATCGTCTCAGATGATTTTAATGCGCGATCGAGCCGGACGGATTCGGACGTATATGGCAGCACCATTGCGTCCGCTGCAGGCGCCGTCTTATACACGGTCTCCGTATCATAGATTATTTGTACATTTGCTCCACTTTGCTGTGCCATGACTTATGCCTCCTTTTCGCTTTGTGCCTTTGCGCCTTTGCCCCTCTGGCCCTTCTCTTCGACACACTCCTTATGCCTGCCCTTTTTGAGCAGGATCTCAGCCAGATCGTCCGGGACTTCTTTCGGGATCCCGATCCTGAATTCTCCGGCTGCTCCGCAGTCCATGACAAGCGGCCCCTCTGTGTAAACTAATTTTTTCGGCATGACTTAACTCCTTTCAGTCGTTTGAACGGCTTGAACCGTTTGAACTGTTTTTTAAACCGTGACGTTCGTGTTCATGTTGTAACTCAGGCCGTAAACCAGCAGGCCGCCCTCGGCCATGAGCAGCTCTTCTTTTGCCGGCCAGAGAAACCCATACGGAGCGATCTTAAGACCGACAAGCTCACTTCTGACGCCATCGATAATAGTGTAACAGGAGTCTGCGCCTGCAGACCGGCTTTTGAAATTTTTAGCCACCAGAACTACGAGAAAACTCATCTGGTGATCTGCCCTGTTTACCCCGATGACCGCCTTTTCCCCAAAAACAGCCCCCCGGTAAATCACCTGCAGCGCGGGAAGGCGCTGCGGGGTCTTCAGGAGGTCTTCTATATCACCCTGCCACGCGCCGACCGTGGCAACCCCTGTGATGGTTTCAAGCGCCGTAATTATTGCATCCTGTATCGTTTCGATCATCTAAAACCCCGACATCTTGTCTCTTGTGAATATGCGGTCATTGTTATCAATGTCCACCGTGTTTTCCGTATTTGCCGGAGCAGGCGTTGAAGCGCCCAGGGTGATCTTTCCGTCCGCCGTTTTTTCGAGAAATCTGATCGCTTCCTTGTTGCGCTCCGATCTGATCTCAGGCATCCCCAGGTCGCTGCGTGAGTACAGGTTATATACCGCGATATCGACGCTGATTTGGGTGATCTTTGCCGGTACCGGCGACAGGGGTATGGTGTAGCGGCCCTGGCAGTATGAATCGATCGTTGCGTCTGCATCCGCTATGGCCGCCGTCACCTTGTCGTCATCCACTACACCGGCCCCGGCTTCATCAGTCAGCTGTATCAGGGCGGCTTCCTCGATCCGCTCCAGTATGTTTTCCTGAGTGCAGTAAGCCATGTCTTACTCCTTCCCGCCTGCCGCAGCTTTCTGATGCGCCGATAAAATTTCTATCAGCTCGGCCTTTTTCACACCCTTTAAACTCTCGGTCGGCTGAAATACTGTAATAGCTTCTTTCAACTGATCAACCGTCATTGCTTCAAGAGCGGCATTGCCTCCCGATTTCTCCGGCACTTCCTCTACCAGGAGCATCGGCTCGGCCTTCAGGATGGCGATCTCAGCCTTCGTAAACCGGTCATCGGGATATTCGACAACTTCAGCCGGATGCGGTATGCCGCACCGTCGAAAGCCCGCTTTTTTGCTCTTTATTTTCAGCATGTGAACACCTCCCTCACGGGCTTGAGATACAAGCCCGTGAATCTCAAATTTTAAATTTCAAATTCCCGGATTGTCGGTTTATGCCAGCCCTGTCGAACCGTAGCTCATCTGCCAGAAGGCATATCCGCCTGCGGCCCTTGCTTCTGCGCCGAATCTGAACTTTTTGCGCATGAAGACGTTGTCGGTCTGCGCGTCCGTCTGCTCCACGAAATTGGGAGCTTTTCTTTCCTGGTAAACGAACGGTTTTACGGGCATCGATGTGCAATGGAGGAACCAGGCTGTCGTCGATGTGAGACGCGGATTGACAACCAGTTTTGCCGTGCCCTTGTACGGGTTCGGACTGTCGTCTGTCAGGCGATCCATTTCGACCAGCCGTTTACCTGTGATCTCCAGGGCGGGAGGCACTTCGAGCACATCGGGCACGAGTGCAAGCGGGCGGCCCTCGTCGTCTTTAACGCTCATGATCGCAGTTCTGGCCGCGCCGTAAGAAGCTGCTGCTGCCGCTCCCGTCACCGCAGATAATGCAGCCGTGCCCAGGTTTGAAACGGATGCGCCTGCCACGAGATGGTCTGAGTCGTAAAAATACTGGCCGTCGTAGCAGGTGTTTGCAAAGGCATTATTTTTGAGATCTGCGACTATTTCGTCCGGAAGTTGCCGGGCTGAAAATCCGGCCATCTGCGCCTGCGGGGCATAAATACCGAGGTTGTCATCCTCGATGTCGTTGCGGTCCACTTCTACAGTGGCTTCCCAGTCGTCGTTGACCACGGTGTACTTGAAGGCTTCGAGCGCTTTGATTGCCTTGTCGCCGATCCATTTGCGCATCTTCGGGAACAGGGAAAGCCACGTGTAATCATTCTGCCCTGAGCCGCTCGGTACCAGCATGGCCGTCTGCTGCCACTGGCTGGGAGCAGCGTCGAACGCGTTGTTAAATGTGGTCTTCAAGCTCAGAAAGACCGCTGCTATTGTCGATTTATTCACTAACATGGTTTACCTCCTTTTTTAAAAGCCGAATATCGAATTTCTTCCATCGTTTTTCTTGAACCATCCCTTACTTACACTGTTGACAGAGTACATCCGTCATTTACGAGCATGCGCCATTTTAGGGCTGCGCCTACCAGCACCGCCGTCAGCACGATGGTGTCTCCGGCGTCGCCCATCGTGATCGTGTTATTGCCTGTCTGGTTAATGGCGGCTGCCGCCGTGATCACGCAGTCTCCTCCGTCCACATTCAGGCTGATTGCAATGGTTATGCCTGCGAGTCCCGGTATCGCGATTGTGCGGGTCTCAGCTCCTGCTGTGGTGATTGCAACCGATCCGGATTTCGTCACCGGTATCGCGCCGGAAGCTCCCGGATCGGTGATCGCCACGGGCGCTTTGGGATATATTTCCTGGAGCGCCGCTTCAACGGTTGTCTGCGCCGTGTAGTTGCCCGCGTCGGCAATGGAGATCGCCGAGGCTGCATGAGCCGCGCTGGTGTCGGCT